TCCTATTACACCGTATTGCCTACTAAAAACTTTACCGGAAAAGACAGCATAAGAATGACCCGGTACAAGTTGTGTTTCAGCAATGGCAAAAACCAGATGGCCAGCTAAAGCAAGATTGTCAATAGCCATTCTTACGTGACCATTCATCAGCAACTGGCTATCTTCCATATTTTCTGCAACACCTACACCAAAAATCTGATAGGGGTTGAGTTCAAATGGAAATGAGTAGTATGGAAGTCTACTAGGAAGAAAGGGATTAGAGACAATTCTAAGAACTTCCTGACCACAAATCCAGACGTTTACTTGGACAGATCGTCCCGAATCTTCCGGTATCTCAAGACCAGCTTCTTTCGCAAGTTCTGCATCCATGATACCCCAATATTCCAGTACTTCATAACGATTCTTTTCATTATTAGTATCCTTTTCGTTATTGTACAAAGTACTTTCAAAATAGCGTTCTTGATAGTTTGGACCTTCATCAAGAACTCGCTTAATAGCATCTTCATCGAATAAAGGACGATTAAGAAGGTCACGCAATTGCTCCCTGTTAAATCTGTGTCTTTCGATAACGTATTCACAATCATTAATAGAGGTAGCAGAAGGATCAGGATAAAAGTCCCAACAGCTAACAGAGCTTAAACGAGGAACAGTCTTTTCGTAAGGTTCGTACTGTTTCTCGCCTTCAGGACTACCTTCTTCTGGCACAACCCAATTGTGTACAGTCTTGCTGTAATTGAACGGTCCTTTTACAACACCAGTACCTAACAAAGAACACTCAAATAAAGAGTGTCTCATAATTGTCACTGCATTTGTGTCCAGAAGTTGATCTTGAATACATTTCTCCATGTAACGTGCAGAATCTCTTGCTGGAGTTATCTGCGGTTGTTCTGGAGATTTAGCTACGCCTTCAACTAAACTAGCTCCTTCGTACTTCTCACTTAAACCACCAAGAGGAGTTGCTTCTTTTGCTCCCGGTAAAAGCTCTTTGCCGTCGCCGGGAAAACCGTAAGGGTCTTCTGGTTGTTGTGGTTGTGGTTGTTGTGAAAGATGAGCAAATTCAGCAATGCCTTCAGGAACAGGTGTAGATTCCACAGAGATAGGAAATTTGTTTTGTGAAAATAAAATATCTACAATCTGTCCGTAAGCAGCAAGTACCTTTGTCTTCGTAATCTTTATAAAGACTTTACTACGCTCATTGTCACGGTATTGTGTTGTAGAGTCGTAGATACCACGATAGTTTTTATAAGCTTTAAGCCAGCGTTCTTCATCAGGTCTACGTCCTGTCTCAGAATCCATAAACCTTGATTTTACTAAGCCAACCAGCCTATGTTCTTCGTATTCATCCATATTTAGATTACTTTCGTACTATTTCTAGCTATGAGGAGATTTATCAGCAAGACTGCCAAGAACTTTGGAGTCAACGTGCTTTGAACCACTTTTTGTAGCAAAATCCTCAATAAGAACACCGTGCTTGATTTTCATATCAAACTCGGCCTTTTCACGGTAAAGCGCACTTTCGTTTGCATCATTAACTTCGCCCTGTTTGGACATCTGTTTCATAATGTAGTCTTTACCGTACATCTGTTTGTTTCCGTATGGCATAATGTAATTCCTTTTTTCTGTGTAGGTTAAATTTCACCCATAAGAGTGGACATCTGATCGTCTAATTCTCTACTTTTTAAGTCAGCAGCTTCGATAGCTTTAATACTTTCTCTTCGTTCATCTCCTAAAGAAGAAGGATCAAGTTCAGTATACTCATGTTCATTCGTTGTGTAGCCTCTAAATTCTTTAGGTTTTAATTCTCCTTCAGAAGTAAAAGGATCAATACGTAATTCTTCTCTTCTTTGTTGTTGAAAAGGTTCTGGATATCTAGCTTGTATTCCTTCTAATAAGCCTATCTCATCAGGTGTAGGATCATCGTAGGATTCACGTTTCGTTAAAGGTCGTTGAGAAGCTACATCTTCTAATTGTGTTAAATATAAATCTTCATCTGTCTGTGAAAGATTTTCAATTTCTTGTTGAAAAAGGTCCCTGTCAATATTTTGACCAGCAAATTGAGTAGCAGTAGAATCTTCTGGTAAAGGCAAATCTGCTTTTGCTACAGACGTTGGATCAATAGCCAGTTCAATACCTAGACCAATAGGACCGCCTATAATACTTGATTTAGGTAATTTACCCATTAATTTATAAAGCTGTTGCGCTCTTTTTCCTTTAGAGGGATCAACTGACCCTTTGTGAACACCTTCTCTTATTCTTTTAGCACTTAAATCTGCTTTTGATCTAGCTTCTTCTAATATTGAAGACATATCAGGATACTTTGTACTTGTTTCCATAAGACCTTTTTCATTTAAAAATCCATTTTTATCAAGCCAATTTGATAATCCTTTACTGTCTTTAATATTAGTACCTGAACCTCTTAAATTATTAACTAGAAGCATAGCCTGTTCTTTATGATTGATATTATTTTCTAAATCAAGTTCTGGAGCAAGTTGTTTTAAAGCATTTAAAAGCGTATCTTCTTGATTTAATTTCGATGCAATAGCTACCTTACCACTTGCATCACCACTTCCAGCATCACCTAAATCAAGACGCTGGGGTGTACCTTCTTGTGGTGTACCAAACTGATCAGCATCAGGTATAGTAACTTGTTTTGCAGAACTATCTATAAGAGGGGTACGAGAGGTTATTGCTTCTGATGGCGTAACTTCAGGAGGTTTAAATTCTATGTTTAATTTTCCAGCTATCTGCCCTTTATTATCTACTTCTAAATGAACTCCTAGATTATTTTCAAATTGTTCTGTAATTTTAAAAGGCGTTACTCTGGAGAGATTTGTTATGTAGTGTCGTGATGTTGTACTACTGCCTCCACTGTCAGCATGTTCTAAAAGTATATCAGCTACTATTTCTTTAGAAACTACAGAATCATTCCGATCTATAACATCAGTATTATATGCAATAACAGAAGCACCTATTTTTCTTAAAACTGAATGATCATCTGCTTTTCTTCCTAAAATTTGATGATATTCACTTCCAACGTCTGTCAACGGACTAGCTACTTTCTTCATTACTTTAGTAACATCTTCTCCTGTTAAATTTCCGAATACTTTACCTTTTCTTCGTTTTCCTTGATGAAATGCTAAATCTTTAAACATATTTTGCTGAGAAGTAGTTAATCGTATAGTTCCTTGTTTTTTCTTACCTTGTGAACCGGGAAATACAATTTGTGTAAAATCATCATTTAAATAAGGAGCGATACTTACTCCTTCAGGTTTGCTAGCAAGAATATTCAATAAATGTGTTGCTCGTATTGGCAGTTGACTGTTAATATAAATAGCAGCTTTAACTTGTTTTTTAGTTCCACTTATCTTTAAACCACCTTTTCCAAATTTTGTATCTTGTACTCCCTTCATAATTTTAGACATAAGATTAGAATATTCATCTAAAGTTAAAGGATAATGGAGTGCTTTTTTACTTCGACCTCTTGTTTGATCAGACAATCCTTGAGTAATTCTAAGAAATAAAGTCTTTTGTTTTTTTCCTGCTGATTCTCTAAGACCTACTTCCATAGAGTTCCAGTAAGTTTTAAAACTTTGAGAAGTTTTACCTTCTCCTAAAAGCGGTATAGGGTCTTCTTCGTCTACTGCCATATCTTGAAGACCAAGAAAAGTATTTAAGTCAAGTTTTTCTTGAAAAGTGTCTCCTATTAAAACATCGTCTAATCCCGGTCGTTCTAAAACTTGATTTTGAAAAGATTTAAAATTTTCTAATATTATTTTAGGAGTAGGGCTAAATCCTGATGCTTTATCTCCTGTAATATTAATTGGTTTTTCAACTATTTTAAAATGATCTCTAACTAATTTATATTCTTTGACGTAATCACTTCCCTTTTCCAAGCCCTCATTAACAAAGTCTTTGTGCAAATCTGAATCGCCTATTGTTATACCTCTTTTTATTAAAGAAAGTATAGAAGCTTCTCTTAAAGTAATCTGGTCAGGAGTTCTAAGTGCTTTATCTAACAAATTTTTCTTTACTGTATCATTAAATTCACTTTCTCCTAAATTATCAAG